GTGAAACTGTAAGTGACGACTTCGTCCTGCTCCTTATCGACCGTGTAGTCGGGGATTACAAGGAGCAGCGCCATTACCCAGCTACGATGGATGAAGACGCCATCCAGGCAGACGTGGAGGCATACTTCGCTATGCGTGGTGTGTATGTCGCGACAGAGATCATTCCGGCGATGCTGGGCAAGGTAGGTGGCGAGGGACTGTACTCTCTGGTGGATAACCAAGTATCCAAGAACTGGAAGTACCCCTTCCCCGTATACCTGCCTGATGTCGTACCGTATTGCGAGGTGGTCTAATTGAGAAATCTCAAGTCAAACAATCGCAAGTTATGGTACGCCTTATATCTGGGACAGACGGATGCTGTCGATGAGAACGGTGATTTCACCGGCGATCAGGCTATCAGCTACACTGAGCCAGTGCAGTTTGAAGCGAATCTGTCAGCAACGAGAGGTACGCAGGGCTTTACTGGTACTGGTGTGTCGTATGATTACTTCGGTTCTGATGTGAAGTACGACCTGATTATCAGCACAGCCCAGATGGATCTTCCGATTGACGAGCATACTCTCATCTGGAGACATGAGCCGGAACGCGACTCGCAGGGCAATGTCGATTATGACAAAGCAGAATTCCGTGTGAAGGCTGTCGCTACGGGACTGCATCACATGAAGTATGCTATCCGGTCGCTGCAACGCTCTGAGAGGGAGTGATGTCATGGGTACGAAGATAACAGCGAATCTGTCAGTCAAGAGTATCCGTGCGGCACAGAAACAGCTCCGTCAGTACAAGAAGGACATGATCGCCAAGTGCGAGAAGTTCGTAACCGTTCTGGCGAACAAAGGCATCCTTGTTGGAGAGGACAACCTTGGTGGGTACGGAAACTACATCACTTTCAAACTGGAGACGGACCCGAAGCGGTATGGTGTCAGAGCAGTGCTGTCTGCTACAAACACTGGCATCATAAAGAGCGAATGGCGAACGAAGGATGAAGTCCGCGAAGAAGATGTATCTCCTATCCTGATGGCTGAATTCGGTTCTGGTTTACGTGCAAACAATGTACGTGCCAATGAATTCGGTATGGGCACTGGAACATTTCCGCATCAGACCCATGCAGAGGATCCTGAGGGATGGTGGTACATGGACCTTAATGGGGAATGGCATCACTCCTATGGTGTCACGCCTACGATGCCTGTGGGCAAGGCATATGCGGAGATCCTTGACCAGATACACGATACTGCGAAGGAGGTGTTCGGAACATGATTGACGTATCGAACAGAGTGCTTACCAATGTCAGACTGGCACTGGGAGACAGGTGCTCGAACTATGTCTCATCCGAAACAGACACGCCTTCAAAATTCCCAGCTATGTGTATTACACAGTACGACAACAGAGATGCGGCAGTAGACTTGGAGAATTCCGAGAACGGAGTCACATCCGATATCCGCATTCAGTCGTATTCGAATAAATCTCTCACCGAGGCCAAGAGCATTATCGCTGCAGCCTGTGATGCCATGCGCATTATGGGTTACAGACGCACGTTCGGGCCAAGGGAGATAGAGAATGTTTCAGACCGCAACGTCAAGCGCTGTGAAGCACGTTTCAGGCGCTTCGTAGGCAGTCTTGATGATATACCCAGATTTACGGTCTGAGGCAGAATAAGAGACCATAGAGCACCTTTGAGAGCCAACAACAAAGGAGGCTAAAACTATGGCTACACCTAAAGCGTATAGCACTATCAATACTACACTCAAAGTCAGTGATACTGCCGCCGGTACTTATGCGAAGCTGTGCAAGATCAAGTCCTATCCGGATCTTGGTGGCGCTCCCGAGAACCTGGAGACCACCGATCTTGAGGATACCTTCCAGACTTTCGTACCTGGCGTACAGTCTATGGACACTATGGAGTTTACCTGCAACTACAATCCGACCGATTACGACGCTGTTGTCGCGGCTATTCCGGCTGCCGGCGCAGAGAAGTATTACGAGCTTGATTTTGGTGATGCCGGTGCGCAGGGCAAGTTCCAGTGGTCTGGAACTCATTCTGTGAGAGTCAGCGGTGGAGATGTTAATGCGGTCAGGGAAATGATTATTACCGTTATCCCGTCCAGCGCCATCACCAAAGCAGCATCCTGATCGAGGCAGGAAGAAAGAACACGTTTGTCAATGGGAAGTATGCTCTAAGCTGCTTCCCATTTTTTGTATAAGCAGAACCCCGAAAGGAGAGAGTCAGACATGAGCAAAGCAATTATTGCCGGTAAGGAATACGAGATTCCGGAGATCACATTTGAGGAAATTTGCCGACTGGAAGAGAACGGCATCTACCTGCTGAACATGGATCCGAAGCAGAGGAACGTGGCGACCATTCTGCGTGGCCTCGTTGCATGGATCATGGATGTCGAACCGGCGGCCGCAAGCATGGCTATCCAGAAGCACATCGAAGATGGTGGAAACATTCTGGATGTGTTTGAACCGGTGCAGGAGGCGATCAGGGAATCGGGTTTTTTCGGCGAGAAAAAGCCAAAGGTACAGAAGATGCCACAGGACCATCAGGGCCGGCAGAACCGCAAAAGAAATACGAATCGCTCACGGAACTGATCAATGATATCTGGGTCCCCATCGGAGTCGGATATGGATTATCCTTTCGGGAATTCTACAGCCTGAATCCTGCGAAGTTGGAGAGATACCAACCCTTCCTGACCGAGGCGGCGAAACAGAAAAAGCAAGAACAGACGGACACTGGATGGGTGAATGGATTGTATGTCCAGAAGGCCATAGGCTCCGCATTACCCAAGGGCGCTCCGTATCCTGAAAAGTCGCTTCAGCTTTACGGCGAAGTCGAGAAGCCAGCATCGGATGACGATGAAGAAGTATATGTGTTTACGGATGCCGACAGGTTCTGGGTATTCGCAAATACCTTCAATAAGCAATTTGAGGGAAAGAGCAAGCAATAACAATGAAGAACGCCCATGAGCGTCGCAAAAGGTGGTGAACGTACATGGGCATGGAAATGGATCAACTCGACATAGTAATTGAAGCGCAGGCTAAAAACGCAGCGCAGAAGGTTGATGCACTGTACGCATCACTGACAAATGTAGGCAATGCTCTGCAAGCCCTCATCCCAGACCTGTCTAAGGCTATCGCTCAGTTTCAGGTCCTTCAGAGAGTGGATCTCAGCAACCTGAACAAGAAACTGGATTTCAACATCAAGCTGGATGGCTCTGAAATACAGAAGACGGAGGAAGCCACAAGGCTTGCTGCCGGCAGAATGTCTGCGTACCTGAAGAAGGCGGCAGACGATATGATCCAGGCGTATCACATCACGAACGTTGCGGTAAAGAAGGAGATACAGGAAGTATTCCAAAGCATGGCGACCGGAATGAGTCACAACAAAGGTTGGGACCAGCGTGTTCTCGACGCCGCATCATTTACTCCTTCTGAAGTCAGGGAGATGACCGGTGAGGTCACTGACGGGATGCAACAAGAATGGGAAGAATTCCTGAATTACTTCAATACGCATAAAATCAAGTATACACAAGACGTTCAGGAAATGGTCAGATACATGGAACTGATCAGTGGGAAAAAGGGGTCTTCCAACATGTCCCACCTGTTCAGCGCCGAATCCGGCGTCAACCTTGAGACCGGATGGAACGACCTTGTCAGGATGTTTCCCAATATTCTTGGCAATGTTGAGATGCTTGACGCAGAAGGCGGCAAGATTGGAGACCGCTTAGCGCTGATCATAACCAGACTCAGCCAAGCAAAAGAAGAGACAACGAGACTCTCTGTTGCGGATAATGATGCTTTGGGTCCTGTTGTGGAGAATATGATATCCCGTCTTGATCAGGCAAAGAGTGGTATCAAGGGGATAATCGAAGAGACCAAGAGCAATCTCAGCGGCGACAAAATCATGGTTGATATTGAAGTCAACCAAGAGAAGATTGTCGATGATATCCGTTTGGCCGTAAACAAGGCATCCAAGGCCAAATTCGATCCTGTCCAGATAGATCTGAAGGTTGACAAAAACAGCGTTGTCAACGCAGTGTCCAACGAACTGAAGAACATGCAGATTGGCAACCTTGGTGCTGTCGCTGACGCCTATGAGCGTATCAGCAATGCACTGGTAGGGCTTGCCAATATGGGCAGCCATGGAAAGACTATCAACAACATGGTGAATTCCATCACCAGGCTTTCCAAGGTGGATATGTCTGGATTCGATACTGCGAAGTTCGCTGACATCACAAGCTCAATCGCATCCTTGGCGGCTATTCCTGACGCATCCAACAACGTCAACAAGATGATCAATTCCCTGACAAGACTCGCCAAGTCGGGCGCAGATATGCAGACCACTGCAAACACCATTCCTGCGTTCGCAGGGGCTATCAGGGACGCTTTTAACACCATAGGCAGTGCAAGTATAGATGAGAACTCTACGGCACTTCTGGGAGCAATCTCGCGGCTTTCAGGGGCGGGTACTGCAATGCAGACAGCGGCGCAGAACCTTCCGAATCTCACTACATCTGTACAGGGATTTTTCAGTGCAATGTCTCAGGCTCCGGTGCTTAGTGACACGACACTGCGCATGACGGAGGCACTGGCACAACTCGCACAGCGCGGGTCCAAACTCGGTCCCGCAACCACAGGTGTATCGAATGCATTCAGGCAGATGTCCAAGAGCGGTACTCAGGCACAGTCAGCACTGAGCGGACTCGCCAGCAAAGTCAGCAAGGGCGTCCAGACCGCATTCAAAGGAATGGCATCCGCGATAGGTGCGGCGGCATCTGCTGTAGCGAAGGGAGCGAAGATCATCGTCAACCACTTCACGCTGATCGGTGGCGCAAGCTCAAAGATAAGAAAGGCGACGTCTAGCCTCAAGGGTCTTCTCGGTGCTGCGGTAGGCTTCTACGGAGTCCGCAGCCTGTTTAATTGGGGCAAGCAAGCCATTGAGCTGTCATCCGACCTGACCGAAGTCCAGAACGTTGTTGAGAACGCCTTCGGGAAAGAAGGCACAGAAGCAGTCGAGGAATTCGTAAAGTCGTCCATCGAGTCCTTCGGTATGTCTGAGCTGACGGCCAAGCAGATTTCATCTCGGTATCAGGCTATGGGCAAATCCATGGGACTTACCGGACAGATGGTCGCCGATGCCAATAAGGTTATCGCGAAGAGTGTAAAGAGCGATCTTTACGATACCACGACCGAAGCGACAAGCGCGATGTCGCTGAACCTGACCAAGTTGGCTGCCGATATGGCATCCTTCTACAACAAGGATCAGGCAGAAGTTGCTGAGTCCCTGAATGCCATATTTACCGGCCAGACCAGACCGTTGCGCCAATTTGGCATCGACTTGACAATGGCCACCCTCTCCGAATTCGCAATGAAGCGAGGTTTGGATGCAGATGTGCAGTCCATGACACAAGCCCAGAAGACGATGCTGAGATATCAGTACGTCATGGCAAATACGGCTATTGCACAGGGTGACTTCAGCCGTACTGCATTCACATGGGCGAACCAGACACGCATCCTAAAGCAGCAGTTTGAGATGCTTGGCAAGACCGTTGGTGAAGTCCTCATCAATGTGTTCCGTCCGCTTGTTGTATGGCTCAATCAGGCAATGGCGAAGGTTATCTCGTTTGCCGAGACCATCGGAAACGCACTCGGAAAGATCTTCGGATGGACGATCATCCATACTCCTGCCGGCAGCACGATGGAGGATATGGAAGACACGTTCAGCGATATCGGAGACTCTGCCGGTGATGCCGCTGATGGAACAAAAGCCGCCAACAAGGCACTGAAGGAATATCAGAACACGGTCCTCGGTTTCGATGAACTGAATAAGCTGAATGCTGTTCCTGAGAACACGACTCCTAGCGGTTCGGGATCTGGTGGTGGAGCAGGAAGTACTGGTGGCACATCTGGTGCGGCCGGAGATCAGTTTGCACTCGCCAGAACGGATAACCTGATTGAGTACTACAAGTCAGAAATTGACTCTCTGTTTAAACTCGGAAGCTACATCAGTGAAAAACTCTCCGGAGCCATGGAGAGCATTGACTGGCAATCCGTTTATGAGAAGGCCAGAGGCTTCGGTACGGGGCTTGCGGAATTCCTGAATGGTCTTATCACACCAAGACTGTTTGGGGATCTTGGTATCACTATCGCCGGTGCGCTCAATGCAGTCCTGAATGCGAAAGATGCATTTCTCAACAGATTTAACTTCACGAATCTGGGTCAGTCGATTGCAGCCGGTATCAATAGGTTTTTTGAGACTTATGACTTTGGCTTGAAGGCGCAAACTTTCTACAAGGCCGTAAATGGCATCGTAGAGACAATCAGGGCGGCGGCTGCGGATGTTGAATGGTACAGCATAGGAAACAGGATTTCCGATTGCATCAGACTTGCGCTTAAAGGACTTAACTGGGATAACGCATATGCTGGTGCTCGTGAATTTGGCACAGGGTTGGCTAAATTTATGAATGGGCTTATCAAACCAAGCACATTCGGTGAGGTTGGTGATACCGTTGCTGGAGCATTAAATACTGCCCTCAGAACATTAAATGCATGGGCATCGAATTTCAATTGGACAGCTCTCGGAAACTCGCTTGCTGCAGGATTCAGACGGTTCTTTAGGAACTTCGATTGGAATCTGGTTGCGTCAACATTTAACACGCTCGCACTTGGCATACTGGAGGCCGCGAAGAGAGCTGTGACTGGAATTTCGTGGGATGAGCTTGGTTACAAGATTAGAAACATGATACTTGGCATCGAGTGGAAGCAGATACTGGTAAGTGTTGGTGATTTCATCATGAAAGCCATCAACGCATCTCTCGACCTCGCGAAGGGTATCTTTGATGGAACTCCAGTCGTAGATGCCATCGAAACCCTGAAGACAAACATCAACAAGGTTGCCGAAGAGATAGACTTCCCTGCGATATCAAGTGGTATCGGTTCTCTTGTAGAAGCTCTTACACCAGCAGCCTCCGGTTTTGCATCGGGACTTATTGAAGTGTTCGGGAAATTCGCTGAATGGGGTGTTGATTTTCTGAATGAAGTCGGCAGTGCTTTCCAAGTAATAGCTGATGCTATCAACTCACTCCCCGAAGGAGCGGTCAAGCAGTTTGGCGAAGATCTTGGCATTGTTGCCGGAAGCATTCTTGCGCTCAAAGGAATAAGTGCTGTATCCACGGTAATCAAGGGTGCTGCAGAAACGTTCCTTGGACTCGGGACAGCTGGTGCCGCTGCAGCAAAGGGCGTGGCAGAAACTGGAGCATCAGTCGCAGAAGGAGCTGTCGCCACAGGAGAGGCCGCCGTTTCAGCCGGAACACTGGTGAGTAGACTGGGTGGCCTTTTCAAAGGCTTCGCAATGAATGCTGGCGCGTCAGCAGCTTTCACTGAGTCTGTGAAGCATACCACTGAAGTCGCTGACCGGAATGCATATATCGGGTTAGCCAATGCCCTTGGTGTTATCAGGGACAAAACAAGTATGACGGCTACTCAGTTCGATGAACTGTACCGCTTCATGTCATCAAATGAACTGAAAGGGAAAGACCTCGGAACCATCACGGAGATTCTCGCACAGAAATTGTCCACGATGGGCGTAAGCACTGAGGAGTTGACAGGATGTCAAGAAGATCTTGTTAAAGTCATGGGCGACTTTGGTGTCAAGGGCAAAGACCAAGAAACCATCCTTGCTGGACTTGGAATTAAATTCGGAGAGATTGGTAGTGAAGCAGGAACTGCTGACAGCAAATCTCAGGCATTCAAGGGCAGCCTGTTCGGATTTATTTCCGGCATTGCTACTCAAGCCCTTCTGCTTGCAGTAATGGGAACTACGTTCAAAGGACTTGGCGATAAAGCTGATGGTGCACAGACGCCTATCGAACATCTCAAGGATAAGGTCGGAGAATTCGTAAACGATGTAAAAGCAAAAGCGGCCGATGCGAAAATAAACGGTGAGGAGATCACGAAAGGCACTGCCGAAGGCATGACGGATACTGTTTCCATTCAAGAACTTGAGAGGGCCAATCAGACGATAGCCAACAAGATCACTGGTGGAACAAGGATGCTGATGGCAATCAAGTCCCCATCAGGGGTCATGAAGGAACTTGGTGGGTACATAACTCTTGGCCTTGCTGAAGGTATTAGATCACAGGCCGGCGTTGCACTGGCAAATATGACTGCTATTCTCACGGATCTGAAATCCAGAATCAGTGGAGAACTTGGCAATTTCCGCAACCACGGGAGCGCACTTGCACAGCAGTTCAAAACCGGACTTCAGAGCGTATCCTTCACGGATGTCGTTTCATCTTGGACTCGCAGCCTGAATTTCTCCGGTGTCAATGAGAGCATGCGCAGAGCCGGTGCAAATGCGGCAACAGCGTTCGCCAATGGCATGAGAAATACATACCTTCC